CCGGGCCTGTATCTGGCGACGCCGTTCGGCGGCGGGCAGATCCGCAAGTCGTATCAGGGCGCGACGGCGGCGGCTCGCGGCGGCAGCTACACAGTGGACAACGAGGGGCGCGATATCTTACAGTATCCCGTGTATAACGACAATCCCGCAGACCGGGCGAAGAGCTGGGCACAGGCGCTGCTGTTCGGCAAGACGGCGACGGAAGAGGCGCAGAGCTGGGTGGAGAGCGGGTTCAAGTCGCTGTCCGCGAAGGAGACCGCCGCCTATCAGGGCATGACCGAGGGCGGAACCGACCAGAGAGAAAGCTACGCATTCGTGACCGCCATGAAGAAGGTCGACGACAAGAATGCAAAGCTCGCCATGCTGTACGCCTACGACATCCCACAGAACGCGAAGACGGCATATTATTATTCCGTCATGGCGTCTGACGAGGAGCAGGCGAAGATGGACGCGCTGGCAGCGGACGGCGTCGGCTATGACGCCTACATGCAGTACAAGCAGACGTACTTCAAGCAGTTCGGAACGCAGACAGTTTCGCAGGAACGGATCCAGACCGTGCTGGATGGGCTGAACCTGACAAAGGCGCAGAAGGCCGCGCTCTGGGCGGCCATGGGGACGAGCTGGAAAGAAGAAAACAATCCGTACAAGTAACCGCAGGCCGGGGCAGATGCCCCGGCCTTTGCTTCGCGGCGTGGGGTGAATCCGGCGCGGGGGTCTGCTACACTGGATGAAAAGGAGGGATGCGGCATGGCGACGCCAATTCCGGGGGCTTATCCGAGCCCGAGGATCGACAAAGGGGTGCTGCGGTGGTACGAAGGGGACACGTTCTCGATCGTGCTGCGGTTCGACCTGAAGGACCAGGACGGCGAGGCCGTCACGATCGGGACGACGGACAGCATGGCGGTCGTGTTTCTGGACGATACGCGGCAGACCGTCCACACGTTCAGCTTTGCGAAGGTGGAGAACGACCAGGTCACGCTGAACTTCGACGCGACGGTCACGGCAAAATTCACGAAGGGAAAGTACACCTACGATATCCGGTACACGCACGGCGACAAGACGACGCTGGCGAGCGGGAACCGGGCATTCGTGGAGTAAGGAGCAGGTATGAGGGTAGAAATTCCGAATCAGATCACGGTGACGATCGGCGGGCTGATCTCCCGCGGGGTAAAGGCCGTGGAGGTTACGGACGCGGGGAAGCTGATTTTCACGCTGACGGACGGCAGCGTGATAGACCTCGGCTCGGTCATGGGCCCGCAGGGGCCGAAGGGCGAGACCGGCGCGACCGGCCCGCAGGGGCAGACCGGACCTGCCGGCGCACAGGGAGAGACCGGCGAGGCGGGCGCGAGCATCACGTCGATCACGAAGAAATCGCAGAGCGGGACGACGGCGACGTACACGATCGCGCTTTCGGACGGGAAGACATTTGACTTTAACGTCGAGACCGTCAAGGGTGAGAAGGGCGACACGGGCGCGAAGGGTGACACCGGCGCGCAGGGCCCGAAGGGAGAAACCGGCTCGCAGGGGCCAAAGGGCGAGACAGGCCCGCAGGGCGAGCAGGGGCCGAAGGGCGACACCGGCGCGACCGGCGCGGAAGGCCCGAAGGGCGCGACCGGCGACACTGGCCCGAAGGGGGAACCCGGCGAAAAGGGAGAGAAAGGCGAGAAGGGCGACACGGGCGCGACTGGCCCGCAGGGCGAAACCGGCCCGCAGGGGAAGACCGGCCCACAGGGCCCGGCAGGCCCAACCGGCCCGAAGGGCGATACGGGAACGGGCTTTACGGTCAAGGGCTATTACGGCTCGGTCTCCGCGCTGCAGGCGTCGGTCAAGAATCCAGAGGTCGGCGACGCCTACGGCGTGGGCGCGGCTGCACCGTATGACATTTACATCTACGACGGCGTGACGAAGGCGTGGGTCAACAACGGACCGCTGCAGGGCGCGAAGGGCGAAAAGGGCGACAAAGGCGACCCCGGCGCAAAGGGCGAACCGGGCGACACCGGCCCGGCGGGCGCCGACGGCGTGACGCCGACGATCGGCAAGAATGGAAACTGGTATCTGGGCGAGACCGACACCGGGAAGCCGTCGCGCGGCGAGAAAGGCGACACCGGCGCGGCAGGCGCAAAGGGAGATCCGGGCGAGCAGGGGCCGAAAGGCGAAACCGGCTCGACTGGCCCGCAGGGGCCGCAGGGACCAGCGGGGAAGACGCCGGTCAAGGGGACGGACTATTTTACGGAAGCCGACAAGCAGGAGATCGCTTCGGCGGCTGCCGGGTTGGTCGATCTGAGCGGGAAGCAAGATGTGATTCTCGCCTCCGGCGCGGCCGTCGGGGACCTGATCAAGGTCAAGGCGGTGGACGCCAGCGGGAAGCCGACGGCGTGGGCGGTGGCCGTGGCGGGCACGGACTATATGAAGACCGGCAACATCACCAAGCAGACGCTGGTCTCCGCGGAGACCACGCCGACCGAGAACTACGCCATCAACTGGCAGTATGAGTGAGGAGGCCCCATGGCGCACAAGACATTGATCTCCGGCACGGCCTATTCCGTGACCGGCGGCCGGGAGCTGATCGGCGGCACAGGCTACGGCTGCAAAGCCGGGAAGACCCTCATCGGCGGAACGGCGTTCACCGTACCGTTTTCGAAGGGCATTCCCCTGAACACCATCACCCCCGGCGCGATCCTGTACCTGAAGGAATCCGGCAGCCCCGTGCCATTCTATATCGCCAAGCACGACTACGAGAGCGGGCTGAACGGCGCAGGGCGGACGCTGATTGTGCGCAAGGAATGCTACGAACGAATTGCGTTCTCCCAGTGGAGCACCTCCAACCTATTCCCAACATCCACTGTATCCGATTTCCTCGCGGATACATGGTTCGGGCTGTTGGACTCTGCCATTCAAGGCGCGGCAGGGCAAACAAAAATTTACTGCTACATCGATGAATATCAAACGAGGAGAGAATTAACGAAAAATGCGTTTATACTGTCCATAGGTGAGCTGAAGGGCGTCGGCGGAGATGGGACTCCATTGGACCAGACGGTGCGTAGCCTGCTTGCTGTCGCAAAACTAAATGGATCTAATATTCATCAATGGACCAGAACCCCAAAAGAATATTCAAGTACAGACGTGTACGTGTTGGATACCGCCGGGAATGTCACCGAACAGTACTGTGGAAACGGGAACGGCGTCCGCCCCGCCTTCACCCTTCCCGCCACCACCGCCGTCATTGCCAACCCCGACGGCACCTACACCCTTGCAGCATAAAGGAGGACCCACATGGGCACACACCACATTTTGAAAGACGGCACATCCTACGCCATCAAAGGCGGCACCGATCTGATTGCTGGTACAAGTTACCAAATCGGGGGGGGGCGAACGCTGGTGAATGGGACGGCGTTTGAGGTCAAGTTCGACGACGGGCTGACTTGGATAATCAGCAAAACGTTCAGGGTAATGCCACTAAGCCAAGAAATCGACTTTATATCAAACGGGAAACAATTCAAAAGATTTTCCATCATTGCAGGGAGTACCCCACAAATCGCCTACGACGGTGGCCCGGATGGACTGTGGTACGCCTACTACGGGAGCTGGACGCAAGAGGCATTCCGGACAGTGACTTTCGCTGAAATGCCAACAGGAGCACTATTAGCATGGCTGCAGGCCAATGCCGTGCAGCAATAGACAGGAGGAACTTATGGACACCTGGTACATCACAATCGGAGGGCAGGAGATCGAGACGCGGCCGGCCG